ACCATCACCAGTTCCACCAGTTCCACCCGCACCCGCATAACCACCCGCGCCGCCGCCGCCGCCGCCATAAGCAGAAGTAGCACCACGGTTGCCACCCTGACCGCCTCCATCGCCTGTAAATACACCGCATTGAAGCCCAATTGCGCCACCGCCTGAAACAGTCCCTGTATTTATAAAATAAGAATCTTCTGCCGCAGAAACAGTATTACCCGCACCAACTTGAACTGCATAACTGCTTCCCGCCGTAACCGCAATATTATTTTTGTATCCTAAACCGCCACCACCACCCGCACCGCCGCCAACGCAAACGACACAAACAGAAGTTACACCCGCGGGACAAACCCAAGAATAAGTGCCAACGGTTGTGTAAATTTGTTGTCCAGTTACGCCGCCACTACGCATAAAAGCAAAGGCGTTTTGAATTCCACTCATGTCAAACCACTCCCTGAAATAATCCAAGTTGTTGAAGTCATTTTTACGGCGGTTGCCGTACCATATCTAGCCAAAGAACGCGAACCAGTTGTTCCCGCACTAGATAAATACATAGTATCCGTAGTAATTGCAATTGTTACTACTTGCACCGTCATGTTAATAAAACTGATTGCCGTGCCAATTGGATATGCTACAGAACTGTTTGCAGGAATAGTAAAAGTTCTAGCATTAGCATCAGTTGTTGGATGATAGATATGCTTGCCCGCATCGGCAAGAACCAATGTATAAGCGGCAGATTGACTATTTTGCGGGATATTTAAATAGCCAACACTATTTGTTCCATCAACGGTGCAACCGCTTAAAGTTCCTGATGTTGGCGTTCCTAAAATTGGCGTAACCAAAGTTGGCGATGTCGCCAAAACTACATTGCCCGTTCCTGTAAGTGTACTGAAATCAGTAAACCCCGATTCCCAATCTGCGGCAGTAGTTAACGCCGTACCAATGCAAGTAACCATTGCAGTCAGTCCCGCAACAATCGTAATAACTGTATTGCTACCTGAAGATTGAACCGTCAAAGTTCCTGTACTATTATTAACAATATGAAATGACCAACCAGTTTGCAATGTGCTAGTTACTGGCAATCTAACTGTTTGCGTTGTTGAACCAGTAAATAGTTGGTAATAACTGCTTGTATTGGTAAGTATGGTTGTACCCGCCGCAGTTGCGGTAGTGGTAAATCCCATAATGTTTGCCATTGCCGCGGGCGCAGATGTAGCACCAGTACCGCCGTTTGCCAATGCTACAGTCCCCGTGACATTAGATGCCGTTCCTGTAGTGTTTTGATTTAAAGTTGGAACATCTGCGGCTTGAATTGCAGACATAACTACATCTGTTCCATTACCGCGCAAATATTGACCGCTAGTAACTGCACCCGCAAGGGCATCAATTGCGCTTTGTCGCGTTGTTTGTCCCGTACCGCCATAAGCAATGTCCAAAGCGGTTGGCAATTGAATACCATCACCCGCTTGGGTTTCTTGAATTGTTGTTCCGTTAAGAACTAAAGGATAACGAGTTGCCATATTTCACCTCAATAAACTGGAACATTTGTTGTGACTGTGCCGCCAAACTGCAAAATAGGAATGTAACCGCCGCTAATCAAAACTTGAATAACAACGGTTGCATAATTTAAAACGGGCAAATAAGTAGCGGGGGTTGCGCCCGTTGCACCAGTTGGGCCAGTTGGCCCTGCCACGGTAGATGCCGCGCCTGTAGGCCCTGTAGGGCCAATATCGCCCTGCGCCCCCGTTGGCCCGACCACGCCCTGTACACCCTGAATTCCCTGTATGCCCTGCGGCCCTGTTGGGCCTACATCGCCTTGAATTCCTTGTGTGCCTGTTGGTCCTGTTGGGCCTTGAACGCCTTGTGCGCCCGTACTGCCCGTAGGTCCTGTTGGCCCGACATTACCTTGTGCGCCCGTATCGCCTTGCGGTCCTGTCGGACCAACCACGCCCTGTACGCCTTGGATGCCCTGCGGTCCTGTTGGCCCGACTACGCCTTGCGTTCCCTGTGCGCCAGTAGGTCCTGTTGCACCTACATTGCCTTGCGGTCCTGTAGGCCCTGCAACGGTTGAATCTGCCCCTGTCGGGCCTGTCACGCCTTGGATGCCTTGTGCGCCCGTAGGCCCTGCCACGCCCTGTATTCCTTGTTCACCTTGGATACCTTGGATACCTTGTGCGCCTGTCGGACCGACCACGCCCTGTATGCCTTGGATACCCTGTTCGCCCTGAATACCTTGCGCCCCTGTCGGTCCTGTCGCACCAACATTGCCCTGTGCGCCAGTAGGTCCTGTTACGCCTTGCGCCCCCGTTGGCCCTGCTACCGTGCTTGCCGCCCCCGTTGGCCCTGTTGCGCCTGTCGGCCCGACCACGCCAATAGATTGAATAATTGCAATCAAATTGTGATTGTTTGCAAAACCCGTTGTTCCCGTGCCGCTAGATGTTGTCAGGGTAACGGGGCAAGTTACTGAAGTGTTAGGCACTACCGTTGGGTTAGCAGATAAAACCCATTGTTGGTAATTGTTTGAATTGTTTGCATCTTGCAAGATAAGGCTATCGCCTGTTTTCAAGAATCCCAAAAACAAATCAACATCAATGCCGTTGCTTGTTAAGTGGCTAAAGGTAAGACTAGTTGCAGATGTTTGCGTTGCGTTATTCCAGTACACACCGCCCGCGGGCGGCGTACCTGATGTTTGCGTAGTATTTGCATCATATTGGTAATATGATGATGATTGCCCATCCGCGCCTTGTGCGCCAGTTGGTCCTGTCGGCCCTGCTACCGTAGATGCCGCACCCGTTGCGCCTGTCGGTCCATTAGCCCCCGCAACGCCCGTAGGTCCTACCAAGCCTTGTTCGCCCGTTGGTCCTGTCGCGCCTACCGCACCTTGCGAACCAGTTGGCCCTGCAATGCCTTGCAAACCTTGTTCGCCCTGAATTCCCTGAATACCTTGTGCGCCTGTAGGTCCGACCGCGCCTTGTATGCCTTGCGTTCCTGTCGGGCCTGTAGGCCCTGCAACCGTGCTATCTGCGCCCGTAGGTCCTGTTGCGCCTTGTGCGCCATTGTTTCCCGTAGGGCCTACATTACCTTGCGCCCCCGTTGGGCCTGTCGGACCTTGTGCGCCTACATTGCCTTGCAAACCTTGTGAGCCAGTTGGCCCTGCATTACCCTGAACGCCTTGTGCGCCTGTTGGCCCAACATCACCCGTAGGGCCTGTTGCACCGTTAGCACCGTTTGCGCCCGTTGGTCCTGTCGCACCCGTATCGCCTGTAGCACCTTGCGCCCCTGTCGGGCCTTGTATGCCCTGTATTCCTTGAACACCTTGAATACCCTGAATACCTTGTGGGCCTGTCGGCCCGACATTGCCTTGTGCGCCTTGGCTTCCCGTTGGCCCTGTAGCACCCGTAGGGCCTTGAACCGTAGATGGCGCACCCGTAGCACCAGTAGGCCCTGTAGCCCCTGTCGGGCCTTGCACCGTGCTTGCCGCACCCGTAGCACCCGTAGGGCCTGTTGCGCCCGTAGGCCCTTGATTACCTTGCGGTCCAGTAGGTCCTGTAGCCCCGCTAATTGCCCTGTCAATCCGCAAATCAATGCGCGGTTGCGGCGTTACTTGTAGGTTTACATTGTTGCCATCTTGAACGGAAACTTTAATGTTGCTCATAGGACAATAACCCCATCGCTACGCACCAAGAACAACAAGAAAATAATGGAATCATCCGCGGGGGTTGAACCCGATACGGGGAAACTTACCTTAACGCGACCTGAGTAACCCACGGGGTCGGCGGCGTTAATTTCTAATTCGGGGTCAGTATTCATTAGCGACCATGCACTAGCATCAATTACTAATGTGCATGAACCCGCCAAGGCAACAATATTTGTAATTGTTAACGGAATGGCGGCGGGCGGCGGGTTGTAATCGGCAATGTCAAAAGTTAAACCGTTGCGCGTATCAATGATGTTGGATAGTTCACGGCGAACAATTTGGGCATCTAGGGTTGCGCCTGTCAGATTGACGGGCAAGCCAGTAGCGGAATTGGTGAATGTCAGATTCCAGTAGGTTTTCTGATTCCAAACCAATTCGCCCGCAAGAATGGGGTTGTCGAACCCGCTTACTTGTGCAAGGGTATTCTTATTGAAAATCGCCATAGCGTTCCCTAAACTTAGTTAGAACATCCGCGTATCCCGCGGTCATGGTGTATTGTCTTTTAATTATTTTATCAAGATTGTTTTAATAAATCAATGAAATACCATAAATCTTGATTACGATAAGTGCCAACGGGTTTGTCGGGCAAAGCGGGCGTAGGCGGGCCATTTAATTCCGCGTAGTTGTCGCCTTGAATTATGTAAGTTCTGTATTGTTGCGGAACAATAAATGTTCCTGTTAAATCTGTTTGACCAACAACAACGCTAACCGATTGGTTTGGTACTTCTTCAATAGTTCTAATATCTTCGTAAATTGTTTCCGCAGGGATATTAATTTCTCTTGGCATATTTAACCTTTCAATTGTGCTTCTAATGCTTCAACTTTTGCGGATAGTTCTTGTATGGCTTTTGTTAAAACCGCAATATAAGATGGGTAATGTATTGTTTTAAATCCTGTTTCATCGCCAACTTTCCAATCGGGTTCATGGTAAACCAATGATGAACCTAATTCTATAAGTTCTTCTACTTCATCAGCAATAAACCCATAACCTTTTTGATGTTTAGGGTCTGCTTTAAGTTTGTAAGAAACGGGGCGCAATTGTTTAACAAAAGCCAATCCCAAATCGCTATCGGCAATTTCTTCTTTTAACCGAACATCCGATGGGCTTGTTGTTTGTACAGTAAAAGTAACAATGTTGCTTGTTCCGCTTGTGCCAACATACGCACCCGCAACTCCTGTAGATGTACTGCCAAGCAAGTTGATACCCGAACCGCCCGCGTTTGCCGTGCCTGAATTGGTAGCAAAAATTCTAGTCCAAGATGATGCCGTAACACCGCCAAGCGCGTTTGAATCGGTTGCGGTACTGCCCGTAAGCATAAAGTTGCTTGCGGTATAGCCTTGCAAATAGTTAGCGTTTAGGTTTGTAACTACTGTACTGTTATCAATTCCAAATTGACCCGCACAATAAAGTCCATAATTGCCTGAATTTGAAGCATAAATTGCCGCACCATTTGACCCTGTACCGTAACCAACGCCAAGAATTGAATTTCTTGTTGAACTTGTGCTATTTGCAACTGATAAAATGCCGTTGCCTGTTCCATCGTTAGTAACACTTAAAGCATTACCACCAAATCCCGATGCGTTAGATACCGACAATGCGCCAATACCAAATGTATTACTTGCGCCAACAACTTGAACATTGGTGTATGCGCCCGCAACACCCGCAACGCGAAAAACAGTATTACCCGCAGTATCGTAAACTTTTAAAAATTCAGAAGCAGATTCACCTAAAACAATACGGCTACCCGATACGGCAGATTCAACCGTACCCCTAAAAATGCCACGATTAAAATAGGCATCCCCCGTACTTTGCTGAATGTAATAACCAACTGTGCCGTAAGTTCCTGAAGAACCGTAAGTTGGCGGGTTAGAACCGTTCCAGTTATCCGAACGAATATCTTGGAATATGCTTGCCGCTACTGGCCCTGTCCATGCCGTTGTATTTGGCGCAACGCCATCAATCGTAATTGATGAACTATTGTATTTGCCTTGTATGTACCAAAGAACTTGACCTACGCTAACGCTAGGCGCAGACAATGACCAACCGCTAGGCGCGGCAGAACCGCTAGTAGGCGTTGTAAATGTTGGGGCGGGTAATGCTTGGCTTTGTTGTTTGTAAGCCGTAATAGCCGCCAAACCCGTTGCGCCAGTTGTTCCAGTTCCCGTAGGGCCAGTTGCACCAGTTGGGCCAGTAGTGCCGCCAACGGGCGACCAAACAAACGATGCGCTAATTGGGCTTAATATTGATTGGCTAGTTTCATTACCAACAAGATATGCAAAATAATAAGTACCCGCGCCCAATGATAAATTTGCAAATGTGTAATAGGTATTATTTGTAACGGGTTGGCTATTGCTTGTTGCCGCATTAGCCAACAATTTCCAATCCGATGCGCTTGGGCTTGCGCTTACCGTATAGAACAAATTTCCAAACAATACCCGACCCGTTGTTGGCACAAATACTTGTACATCAAAATTTGGGAATGTTGCCGATGGAAACCCTGTTACGGTTGGCGCGGCTAATGGTGAAAAATAACTTACTGATGCCAAACCCGAATTAGGTATTGGCGTAAATTGCGTTATATCAAAATCATCATAAACTTGTGCGTTGTATTCGCTAAGTTCTAAACGCGCACCCAAATTACCATCAAGTAATGATGCTTCGTTAACCTTCATCACGCGGAAAAGTTTTGCGTTCCAACCGTAATCGGCATTAGTAACGCTAACTACATCACCCGCATCAACTTGGATGCCGTAATAAGTAGTGCTAAAAGAAACAATCAAATCTTCCCGTGCTTGTTCTAACAAACGATTGGCAAGGTAATTTGCTTGCACCGAATCGTTAACCATGTCGTAAGTAATTGAATACTTGTTTACGGGTTCGTTGGGATACAGTAAACCGCTAGGTGTTTCAATATTTACAAATGCGGCTTGGTCGCGGTTTTCTTTAAACGGGAATCGCGCTTCAACTTGGTTTATTGATGAAGTAATATCCGTTGCGCTAACACGGATTTCCCCAATAATGTTGTCATCATCAAAAGCATACGCCGTTGATTCTGCTTTGTTAATTACTACCGACCATTGACCCAATGCGGCGTTATAGGTCATCCAAGAATCACAAGCGGAAACAATGCGGTCAACATTAGAAAGAACCGATTGCCCTGCATCTAATACGCCATTGATACGATAGCGCGGTTGCGTAGATGGTGCGCCACTACTATTTGTAAATGTAATGTTTTGGTCGCCATACGCGTTTAATGCGGTTGCGCTTGTGCTATTAACAAACGCGGCATCTACTGCACCGCCATAAACCGCGTTGGTCATGTAGTCATACCAAACATCGCCCGCTTTGGCTACGCCTGTGCCGTTCAATGTGTGACTAACTTTAAATGTAATAGGGGAAAGTTGCGTAGTATCAGCATCGCGGTTGTAATTAAGTACCGCAATAGCAAATGCCAAACCGTTCATTTGGCGACCGCTTGCGGGCCATCTTTGTCCCGCCGCAATATCTACGCCGCCCATAATGCCGCTTGGCAATGTGCCTGAACTATTGATTGCCGTAATTGTTCCCGCTTGATTGGATGTAAACAAGTAAATAAATAAATTGCCACTAACTTTTGTATCTACATTTCCCGCTTCATCGGTTAGCGAAATTACTTTGCCTTGTTCGCTTGGGTCAAAGCCAATTTTTCTATCACCAAAATACATATCGGTTTGGTCAAAAGCAAACTGACCATTTGGGCTAATGCTAGAGATTGCCAAAACATAATACATTTTGCGTTGGTCAACTGTTAGCACCGCATCAACAAATGTACCGCCCATGTAGGCATTGCCATAAACAATAGGAATAGCGTTAACCGCGCTTGGCGGTACTTGTTGCCTTACGCCCATATCTTGCTGAGTTTCGGGGTTATCCGCAAACATACGGGTAACAATAAATGAAACCGCAAAGTTAACGGCAAATACAGTTGCCGCATAAGCAAAAGTTCCCGCGGCAAAATATGCCCCCGCAATCATCGTTGCAACCATTTTTATTCCCTAACAAAAGTTGCACTAAGAGATTTGTATCCCCTGCGCGTGTAATCAATCAACGGGCCGTTAGCAGAAATTGAAGTGCAAACAAAATCTACATCCCCTGTTTTTAGCATTTCCTTTGCGCGTTCGTCAAACGCTTTCCAAAGCCTACCGCCAACCGTTCCATTGCGATGTTCGGGTTCAACCCACCACAATAGTTCGTTTAATTCTTTTACTTTGGGCGACCAAATGTTAGAAGTTTTGTAAGCCACAATCGCGCCCCTGAGATGCGAATCGATATAAATGAACCCACGCCCTTGAATGATGCTAAACAATAGTTCTTCAACATAGCGGGGAAAGTGATTATGCGATTCACCAAGTTTTTTAATAGGATTTTCATAGGCGTATGCCTCCACAATTTCTAACAATCTAGGTATGTCGTATCTTGTCGCGGGTCTTATCATTTTTTATGCACCGCCAGTTCCCGATGAATCTTCTGTTTGTGTAACTGTAGTTTCGCTTGCTTGTGTTTGCGTCATTGGCGGTGAACCAAAATCAAAATATTGGTTTGATATTTCTGCAACCCGATTCATTGAAGTATCGCCCGCATAAATAAATTGCCAATTGTTTTGATTAGTTTTAACGCCCGACAATCTGTTTTCCAAAATGCGGCGCATTGATGAACAAGAAATAGAACAAGTTGCAATCCTTTGGCGGGCTTCAGAATTAAAATCTTCCGTAATTGAAACGCTATTGATAATGCCTTGGTAGCGTTTAAAGAATTGCGTTGTTGGCGTAGTAATGATTTGGTTGTTACTGTCAAAGAACCCGCGCCAAACTTCTACCAATGAACCTTTAATGTCGTTACCTAAAATGATTCCCACATTGGTTGGGTCAATTCCCGTCAATGCAATGGTCATATCGTCAGAAGTGGATTTAATGTCGCGCTGAACATCGCCAACGCTAAGTAAAGCACCAAGATTTGAAAAAGTAATACCGCCAACCGTGATAGGTGCGGCGGCATTGCAGAATGTATAAACTGTAGCGGCAGTACCAACGGTAAGTTTTACAAATTCCGCATGGTTGATTTGTGAACCAGTTACGGCGTTAATTGTTGTCATGTTATGTACTCACGGAAAATAAACGGCGAATCCCATTGCACAAACGCACCATCTGTCATTGGGTTAAGTGTATAGGTTGGGCAAGATTCTGCAACCACCGTAAATGTGCAAGCATTGCCAATGCTAACCGTTGTGCCTGATGCGGGCGTTCCAATCAACGGGCGGTTAATGCCTACTGATGAACCCGCGCTATCCGCGGTTATCTTGTAGGTGTAACCGCCAATCATAATAAAATCACCCGCTTTAAATGTGCCGTTAGAAGTTAAAGCAAGTGTTTGCGTATTAGCCGCGGGCGCACCGTTCAAGGTTGCCGCGGTAGCCGTGCCACGCATTTCAGTAAACCAAGAAAGATTGGTGCTATTGAAAGTAATGGTTTCGGGTAATTGTCTATCTTTGTTGTCGATGCTTTGGATAATATCCCGAACTTGCGGATAGTAAAGATAAGCATGGGGCGTAATAGTAAACACCCAAGGCACGGCGGTTAGATATTGCGCTACGGTGATATAACCTGAACGCGCTACTTGTTGTCCAACCATACGGCGGTTGTTAACCGTCATTGATTGTTGTATATCAAAAATAGTTTGGAAACTCATGCCCGACCCCTATTCACCGCCAACGATTTATTGGCGTACTGATTTGCCGCCCAAATCGCATTAGAACTACCGTATAGGCGTTCTTCAAACGATTTAGTATCAATGGCGTTAATGTAGTTGTTTGTGACCATCGTAGTACCGCCCGCGCCCGCTAAAGCATGGTTAGGGATTACTGTACCTGATGAACGGGGTACAAACAGTTCAGGGCCGCGTTCACCGACAACATACGGCGTATTGGCATTAGCAGAACCGCCATCGGCTAAAAACCCGCCAAGGTCGGCATTGCCGTATGCGTTTCCAGTACCAAAGCCCCCGCCCGCATACATACCAAACAAAGATTTAAACAAACCCGTAGCGGATGCCTTTAATTGCATTGCAATCAAATCTTGAATAATGCTACGCGCCAAACTTTTAAACGATAACTTGCCCGTGCGAACAAAGTTATCTAACGCGCTTTCCATGTTGCCCATTACAGAACTAAAAGCCTTTGCGCCGTTTTCTAATTCTGTTGGCAAATCACGGAAAAACTTTGCGCCTTCTTTCATAAAGCCTTGTTCGGTAGTTCCTTCGCGTTGCGCTTTAATTGCTTGGTTTTGTGCGCGTAAATAGCGTTCGGTCGCATTGGCTAATGCGTTTTCTTGTGCAACCAAATATTCTTTTGCTTCAATAGATAAAAGATTGTTGCGTTCAATTTCCCTAATATTTTCTAATCTTTTTTGTTCTTCAAGATACAAATCTTTTGTTAACTGTATATCTTCAGAACGCAAGTTACGCGTTGTATTTTCTATGTCCAACAATGCGTTCTTTATTTTTAACCCTTGTTCATCATTTTCAATTCGTTTTAATGAATCTGTAAACGCGTTATTTTCTTTGCCCGCAACATCTAATAAAATTTTATCTAGGCGTTGTAGTTCAGCAAAGTATTTTTCTAACGCCCGCAATCTTGCTTTTTCTGCGGCTTCAGCATCTTTATCACGCGCCGCGGTTACGGGGCGACCACCGCCACTACTACTAGATTTTGATTTTAAATTATCTGTACGGCGTTCATCGACACCACTACGCCCGTAACTTGTACCCATTATTTGGGATTCAAAGAAATCTAAATTTTGGCGTTGTGATGCACGGTAGGCATCGTATTTTTTATTCCCTGCTATTGCCGCATCAACGCCTTTAGTAACTAAGGTAACGGCGTTTTCATAGGTATGTTGAATTTCATCTGCAATGCCTTTAAAGACAAATGCAACATTAGCACCAAGAACGGAAACCGTTTGAAATACAACTTTAAAAATTCCACTTAGTGACACGCCGTAGTCACTCATTGTTTTCATGTAATCAATGGTTGATTTTAGGATTGGCCCAAGTTCTGTAGCCAAAATTAACATTACATCGCGTGATGTTTGCGCCAATAAATCGTAAGTATCTGCGGCGGCTTTAATTGCTTTTTCTTGTTCTGCAATAAGCGGGTTTGCTTGTGCCATCTTTTCAGCAAAGCCAACCATGTCAACGCCCTTGGCGGCTTTGGAGAAAATCTCCATCTGCTTTGCGCTACGGGTAATCGGGTCCTCAATTTTGGCTAAATTTGCAACCAATTTATTTAGCAATTCTTCTTGGGAAAGTTTGCCCAAGTCTTGCAAAGTAATGCCCAAAGCCTTGGCGGTTTTTTGTGCTTCTGCTGAACCGCCCGCGGCATCATCAATAAACTTTGCAAACGCCGATAGCATCTTGCCCGCGTTGTCGGCTTTGCCCCCTGAATTGGCAAGGGCGTTAGATAACTGTAGAACCGTGCCTATGGCTACTTCGTTGGCTTCGGCTACATCGGCTAAATCATCGGCGTATTTAAGCGCGGCGGCACTAGCGGCAACCAAGGCAACCGCACCCATCTTGCCAAACTTTTCGGCGGCTTCGCTAAACTTTTCTAGTTTCTTTCCCGCGGCTTCAATACCTTTATTGAATTCCGCGGTATCTATTCCTAGGGCTACGCCTAAGCGGGCAATCATATTAGCCATCTTTTACCCCAAACAATGTTTTATCAAATCCTTGCGCCTGTTGCATAAATGCTAAAAGGCTATCATTTACTGCCGCCTTTTTACTATCAGCAGATAAAGGCGGGTAGATGTAATCATACGCACTACCCAAAATGTTGGCTAGTTTATATGTGGGTGAATTTGCGGGTCGCATATAGTTAAATACCCCGTTTGTCAGGGTAGCCAATTGCGTAAGAATCCCATAATTTCCAACCATTCCATCGGCATACATTGTTTGAATGTTTGCCAAGGTTACATCGTCTAATTCTTCAATTGTTTCTAGGGTATGCCCGTTGAAAATCATTGCGGCTAGGCATTGGCTTTTCAACGAGCCTATTAGTTTCCCCGCGCTTCCCTGTAGGTTGGGCTAATTACTTCGCCAATCTTTTCTACGATTACCATTTGCACGGCAATAGGGAATTCTTCTTCAATGTCGGCATAGGTCAAATCTTCTAAACTTACGCCTTCCATTTCAGGAACTAACAACTTAAAGAATTCAGTAATGCGGGCTTCGGTGATGGCTTTGTTCTTAGCGGCTTCGCGCATAGAACGCCCTTCAACCAAAATGTCGGAATCCGTAAATTCAAAATCTTCTGTTTGATTGTTTTCAAACTGTCGCAATGGCGCGGTAATTTCTTGGTAGATTTTTTCTATTGTTTCATCATCAGGGTTAGAAACCTTTTTATAGATTGCATCTGATTCAATAATTAAAGGGATACGAACCTTAAAGGTATGCCCATTCAATACAAACGAACGGGTTAAAAGGTCTTTTCGTTTTGCTTGGTATTTTTCACCAAATGCTGAACTTAGTTTTGTCATCTATTTTTTATCCTATATTGATTTATTCGCCTTGCCAAAATTTCCCCTAGCCGCTTGGCGGTTTGGTCGGCTTGGGATTCCAATGCGGGGCGTAGATAGGGTTGCGCCCCATTTCTAGCCGTGCCAAATTCTTGCGCTATTGCGCGGGCATCCGATAAAACGCCAACTTGCCTTTTTCTTTCTTTCAAATCGCGGTTGTATTGCGCTTTATCTGTTTTATACAACTCCGCATTTTTTTCGTAGAATTCTTTTTTAAGTTTCTTTGGAAATGCCTTAGTTGTTACCAAAGCAATCACCGTATCTTTTTCGGTAATGTACTTAGAACGAATGTCTTTTCTAGTTGGGCGGCGGGCTTCAATTTGCATTGTCCTAGCCAAATCGCCTGAATCTTTTGGGGCGTTCATTCGCGCCATTGTTAACACGGGTTTCATTGCTTCCCGTGCGGCGGGTACTAAAATTCTGCTTCGTGCTTTCTTGTCGCCAATATCCGCGGCTAGTTCCTCAAACGCGGCTAATACATCTTTTAAGCCTTCGATTTTGTAGGTAACGCCCGACATACTTAACCCATTGGCTTAATAATCTTTTGGTACAACGCGTTGTTTAGCGTATGCACATAATCTACGATTTCATCGGGCGTAAACTTATCCGCATGGTTTGCGGCAATGTCATGCGCCAAAGAAATAGCAGTTAATTTTTGTGCGGTAAACCCAAACCAATCCTTACGCGAATCGGATTGGGCTACCAAGAAGTTCAACAAATCGTTACTGTCTTTTATTGTCGTTTGCATATTATGTATTGTATTTACTAAGAACTTTTAAACATACCGCTTCTACAGAATCCGCATCAGCGGCGGCAATGGCATCTTCTAGTTCTTCGGCATCTACTACCATCCCTTGTGCAACCGCATCAAGTGATTGGTAGGTAGTGCTAAGAACTTCTACGGCTTCTTCTACGGTCATCATGTGTTATTAGACCAACCATATTGGTTGCCCCTCGGATGAATTGTAAAGTTGCATTTTGCTTCTGCGCTTGGGCTTGAATCAATTGTGAATTGAGAAACGCGACCATTAAACGCATACGCAACCGTATTAGCACCGTCAACCGCGGCAACCACAAATGTGCGGTCAACCGTACCGTTGTAGGCATCAGAACGGATTTGCAATAACGCGGTGTCGCTTGGATTCCAAGCCGCGGTAATGCTTAACGATGTAGGCGCAGATTGCGTAGGAATCTTATCGCTTTGGCGTGAACCCGCAACGCCAAAAGATGCAACCGCATCATCCTGACCAAAAGCGGGTACGGCTTCCACGGGCAACAAAACACCCGCGCCGCCAGTACCGTTAGCCGCCGTGCCTACGATGGTTGTAACTTGCCCTGTCCATACGGAAAGGTTTGCCGTTGTAAGTGGCGTAGGCGTTGCCGCGCTTTGCATATACAACGATGCGCTAAAACCCGCTAAAACTTTATTTGGTATAGCCATGATATTCCTTTAGGCGTTGTTAGACCAACCGTAGAGATTTCCACGGGGGTGAATGGTGAAATTACATTTGGCTTCAGCACTAGGGCTTGAATCAATCGTAAACTGGCTTACGCGGGCGTTAAAGGCGTAATAAACAATGTTTGACCCTTCGGTAGCACTAACTACAAAAGTACGGTCAATCAAGCCGCTATACGCATCGCCGCGCATCAACAAAAGCATTGTGTCGCTAGGATTCCATGCGGCGGTAACGCTAAGTGATGTTGGTGCGGATTGCGTTGGGATTTTGTCAGATTGACGCGAACCCGCTACACCAAAACTAGCAACGGCATCATCTTGACCAAATGCGGGTACTGCTTCTACTGGAATTAGGTTGCCTATAACTGCAATAGGTGCAACATTTCCAAGGGTTGAAAGTTGGGTAAGTGTTAGTGCGGTAGGTGTCGCGCCCGATTGGGCATACAACGCCGCGCTAAAACCCGCCATTATTTTGTTTGGTAGTGCCATTTTAAAAGTTCCTTCAAAAGTTGTTGGGTTGTCTTATGTTGGAATATCTAGGGTGCAATCAAGAAAAATTTGGGCTAACTTTTCATCATTGTCATAAGTGTTGTAAAGCCAATAAACATCTGCTTTAGCAATCTGAAAACCATTAGTTACACCACCAAACAAACCACTATATCCGTGTAGCGATTGTAGTATCTGATTGGAAATAGTGAAACCATCTTCTATTACTTGCGTAAAAATACTTATCTGAAATGTTGGGCGGTCGATGCCCTTAACCGATTGAACTGAACCTGTATAAACATCCTGATGCACATTTCGTAGCATCCAAACAATAAACTTGGGTTCAGTTGCAAAGTTACGGTTAAACGCGGCGTAAACGGGTACGGGCGTAACAATGCTTTGCAGTTGAAACTGTATTGCTTTGCCGTATTGAACTGGATTTTGTTGGGTTGCCATTTACACCGCCGTTACTGGGTCGTTTCTATACGCCAAGATAATTACGGTCATCCTATCATCGGATTCACGAATGTTATCTATGCGCCAATCGTAACCGTTGTAATTGATTGAATAAAGGTTTTGATTGCGAACCATTGTTCTTGTGTTCGGCGTGTAGTTCAAAATGAAGTTAACTACATCTTGATATAGACGGTACTTTTCCGAAATCTTTAAACTGTTTGCAACGGATTGAACACGCGCACGGGTGCGAAACCAAGTAGTTTGCGCGGTACTTTGTTCGCCAAAATCACTTTTAGCAAACGCCAAATTGTTTACCGTAATTTGTTCAAACCGTGCAATTGCCATTTACATCACCAAAGGTTTGTATGGGCGCAACAATGTTGCCACGCCAAACGGAATTTCTTTTAACTGATTGTCGGTTGTATTGCTACGATTGTTATACAAATGCGTAAACAACAACAAACCCGCTTGCTTGATAACGGGATAAGTTTGCAACGGATTAGGTGCGGTTGAATACTCGCAAATAATCGGCGCGGTCATTTGGCTATTGATGGTTGTCGGCAACGATTGAATGATTACCTTGTTGCCGCTTGCATCGTAATAGTATTCAGTAGGAGAAACTACCGTTAAAACTGGCGGGAACGCATTATTCCAAAACGCTACGCGTTCAATAGTAACGCCCGACATATCGGGATATTGGTTTTGCGATACTTCGGGCAAATCCAAACATACGGGCGATGCGGCTAGATTTTCAGCACCATACCAAACGCGGTAGGTAACTGAAAAAATAGATAAGCCTAAATAATCTTCAATGGCTTGGCGAACCGCTACTTCCAATGACCGCAAATAACCATCTTGGGATTCATCTTCAAACAAGTTAATTTGATTGGTGATTTCATCCAAGGTTAACCAAGGCGTAACTACATCACGGTCAATCTGTTCTGTTTTTACATAACTAAACGGATTGCGGGTAGATGCCCCAAAAGGCGCACCTAGTGTTTGCTCATTTGCTGACATCTAAGCCCCCTTTAGGCGGCAGACATACGAACGCCCGCGAACGGGTCGCGCACGGTGCTTACCATTCTTTTTTCTGCGTACATCGTCACAAAACCCGCTTGTGTTTGTTCAAACATTTGGATGCTCATTTGTTCGGTGTCGCCGATTGTTAAAAAGCGATTCCAGTTTGCCAAATAGATTGGGAAATCTGTAGAAAGGTATGGGTTAGGGATAACGGGCCAACCAAAAATGTGACCAATCGCGCAACCATCTTTTTCGCCTAGTTCCAAAAACAAAGGCAAGCCCGCGGTATCTTTTAACTGGCGCAATGTTTGAATCATTGCAGGGCTAATGTGCCATGCAGTTGATTCTAGCGACCAATATTGCGGGGGCAACGCGTTAGCCATGTTTACAACTTTGTTGTAAGTTACCGCAACGCCGCCATTACTAACCGTAGCGATAGTATGTATGCCATTTGTAATAGCCGTACCACTAGTACCGAAAGCACTAGAAGCCCCGCTAGTGTAACTATCCAAACCGCGCAAGCCATTAGTAGAACCAGTTGATGTAGTTGTGCTACCCGCTTGGTCTGAATTGATAACCATGCTTGAACCTTCCAATTGGGCAAATTCAAGTGCCAAATCTTCAACAAGCGTTGCATCAAGTCCATTAACATCACTTAGCACCGCCGTTCTAATTGGCAATTGTGCAACCAATACGCGCACGGGTAATTGCCAAATAGAAGTGTTCACATTAGGCGAACCGCTATCAGGCGTAAATGTGTAACCCCAAGGGTTTGTAGAATTTGCGGCGTTACCAGTTTTGGCAACGAATTGGGCATCAGAGCCTTTAACCGCGATTTGGCGTGAGCCTTGGCGCAAAGGGTTTGCTTGGCGCAATGCGGCAAACGCATCATCAAAAACAACATTACCACCGACACCCGAACCCGAACCAGTAATAAGGCTTGCTTCACGCAAATCGATATTTACTTTGCCGCCTTCGGTGATGGCTTGTTTGATTCCGTTCAAGATTTTTTCGGTGATAGACATTTTAAATTCCTGTTTAAAAAAAGCGGGGGATTTTCGCCCCCCGCTAATGGCAACGCAATTAAGTAGCAGTTCCAGTTGAACGGTAACGCACCAACGCGTTAGGGTCCCGAACGGATGTTGCAAGTCTTTTTTCCCCGTAAAAAGTTATAAATCCTGGGGCCGTCTGATCGTAGCGGCGCATAATCATGTTCAAACGGTCAATGATTGTGTGACCGCGTGTGAAATCACCAAAGAACATTGGATACAAGGAATTTGTACCCGCCGCGCCTGTAGTTGTTTGTGATGGTGTATCGCAATACTTGTTTACGACAACATCAAAGCCCAACAAATTACCTACGATACCTTCAACCGACAAACCTTCGTTACGATTAAAGATTGGTGCGCCGTTTGTATCACGCAATGCGCGAATAGCGTTCAACAAAATTGGGCTAATCATAAACTTAGTGTCAGGTGTCCAATACTGTTGTGGCAAAGCATAAATAGTATTGATTACATCAACATAGTTAATGTTGTTTGCGCCAACGGTGTTAGCGTTAGTGGTAAGTTGGTCATAAGTAGCAAGGCTATGCAAACCAGTATTAGAACCCGTACCACTTGTTCCAAATGATGCAGTAGTGCAAGTACCACCCGTGTAGGTAGCGTTAGCACCCGCGTATTGGTCTAAGCCGCGCAAGCCGTTTGTACCGCCGTAGGGGTTAGTTGCTGATTGTGCCGCCTGATCATTGTTTTGGACCATGCTCAGGGCCTCTGCCTGACTGAATTCCATTAACATGTCGTCAACGACATTGGCTTCCAAACCATCAATGTCATCCAATGCCGCGGTACGGATTGGAAACTGAACATTCAAGTCTTGCAAAACTAATTGCCAAATGCTTGTATCTTCAGTTGTAGCCGCGCCGTTGTTTTGAATTGCATAGCCCCAAGCGGGTCCCGCATTTCCCGTTTTTACGCGAAATTGATATGACGAACCATCAGTTGCAACGGTGCGTGACAAACCGCGCATTGGATTAGACAAACGCAAAGCCGCAAACACGGGGTCATAAGCGGTACGACCACCTTGGTTGTTACCTGAACCTGTCAATGCTGATGCCTCGCGCATATACGCATCGCGTTGGCTTTCGTCTGCAAAAATTTGCAGTTCTTTTTCTACGCGGGCATTGCTTTTGTAGAAAGAAACCAATTGTTCTTTAACAGAACGGTTTACATCGCCGCGCACGGTTGTAGCGGGCTTGACGATTGCGGGGGCTTGTATAGATGCTACCTTGGCTTCCAAAGCAGAAATGGTTTCTTGCATTTCCAGTTTGATTGCTTCAACGGCGGCGGGAATTTTTGCTTCTACGGCGGCAATGCTTTCGCTTTGCTTGGCTTCGATAGCATCCAGTTTTTCAATGATTGCTTGTGACATGATTTAACCTTTAATTTTGGTATCAAGAATTTTAAGAAGTTCACGGGTTTCTAAAGCCGCGAGAATTTCCGCTTCGGTAGCCTCCGCATCTGATTCACTCAGAATAGGCGCAATTTCAATAGGCGTTGTAACTACATCGCGCAGTTCTAACACCTTTTTGAATGTAGATGCGGCGGCTACCGCATCCTTTTTAGATAGCCCAACTTCACGCAAGGCTTGTTCTAAAACTTTTAAATCCGCAGAACCATCAGGTCGGAAATATTCCAATCTGCTAACTTCTGCCATTGGGTTGTTGGGATACATCACTACGGATACTTCGCGTAAGCCGCCTTTGGTGATTTGGAAATATGCTTCATCAGATTGGTCGGGTTCGCCTTCAGCATTGACCATTTGATATTCTTCGGCGTATGCACCAACGGAAACGCCGCCAAACATAGCGGGCGATTCTTGCATTACTTTGTAAAGGTCAGAACCCATCGTAGTATTGACAAACAAACGCCCTTCGGCTTTCATTCCTGTATCGTCAAACTCAAACGCATCCCATTGACCAACGGGGATTGCATCCGCATCGTGATTTACAAACATGGGTAGTGGGCGACCTGATGCAGAAAAATCTTCTGCCCATTTCATAAACCCTTCAGGCTGATAATTAAACCGCCTACCATCTGCGCCTTCACGCGCACCCCAAGTAGTTACGGTTGCTTCAATTTTTCCTGTCATTGCGCCTTGCTTTTCCAAAACTAATTTGGCTTCGCAAATCATCATCAGGTTTTTTACGGTCATGGATTACCTCATCGATTTTAGTTCGGTCGATGTCATATATTGTTTTAGGGGGTCGCCCTCTTTTAGGGGGCGGTTCTGTATTTGGCTTATATGTTGCCAAGGATGCTATCACTAATTTAAAAATAGTGGACAATTTATTTTCACTTGCCGATATTCATTTTGCGGGTTTGATTTCCACCGCCCCCGCCCGTATCTTGTGGGGATGTTCCGACAATCGGTTTATCTTTCCCGCCCTTATCAATCAATTCATCTGCGCCATCAATATTGGGCATCCCCAAATATTCACGCGCTTCGTTGGGGGTCATAATCCCGTTTGTAACGCCCGCGGTAGCAAAATTCATTTGGTCTAATGGTGCGCCTTTTAAGAAATTGCGCGTATCAAACTCAATGCACAAATTAGGGTAGCCAACAAACAAATGTTGTTTTAATTTCTGCTGAATGTTAATTAAAGTTGGGTACATTGTGGATTTATAGAATTCATCCATCATTGTTTGGGTATTGTTGTACTTGGAATCCCCGATGCCAATCATTGCCGCGGGAACTCCAAACAAACCGCAAATCCGCTTCATGGTTTGTTCTTTTAACTTAGCCGCATCGGTATCCTGTAGGGTCAACATATCCAACGGGGTGTACTTCATGCCTTGGTCTAGCAACATACCTTGTCCCGCTTTGCTTGGGTCGCTTGGGCGGCTAGAAACCATTGCCGACCATGCTTCTTTCAAGCGGGCGGCAATTTCCTTATATTTGCCATCAGGAATAACGCTTTCGGTAGTAAACATCCCGCTTGGCTTTGCGCCGTTCTGCATGATGTAGTTGGCGTAAAGGTCAATATCTTGGTCTAGGGATACCAGTTCTGCCGCCAAAATACCTTTGTTAAAACCCGCAGAACCTTGCCAGTTCATTTCCTTAATGTGCATCACTTGGTTAAAGTTCAGCGGTTTATCACGGTTAAAACCGTAGGCGGGCGTACTCAAACGATACGATGGGTAACGCGCAGGGGTGATTGTTACGGCAATCAAAGTTGAATCAAGCAAGTACATTTCTAACGGGGTTTCCGTTGTGCTTTCTTGGTCTTTTCTCCACCAAAGGGTAAATGCTTCGCCCGCAAGTTCGTACCACATTAGCCATTGATACCAAAATTCGTAGGTACTTTGGAATTGATTGGGTTGCGCCAAAAGGTTTGCCACTTGCTTGGCTTTAGCCTTATCCCGTGCGCCCACTAGCGGCGATTTGATGGCATCGACATAAGTACCATCTTCAGATTGGCTAACCACGCGAATAGGCAATTGGGATAGGGCGCGGGCTTTAGCCGCAACGCAAGCCATGATTGTGCTATTGCGCGTAAGTAGCGACATATCCACGGGGCGACCCGCGTTATTGGTCGCGC